GATTTAGATACACCTGAAGGTAGGGAACTTGCTCTTGCAGATAATGCTTCGGCAAAGGCTAATATTTTTTTTGATGCTGAATTAATTGAAGCTGAACTTGGGGAGGCAGTTTGTGAGGAGTGGGGGATTGATACGGGTGTTTCAAATGATGGATTTGGTGAAGATTTCAGTTTGAAGGATGGGGACAAAGAACCATTCCAACAAATGACATTCACATTGGCAGATGAACAGGCAACGGTAATAAAAAACGCTATTGATGATATAAAGGGAACGGATGAATATAAATATGCTGAAACAATGGGTAACGAAAACATCAACGGTAACGCACTTTATTTAATTGTAGCAACATGGGCAGAACAAAGGAAATAATTGTAAAGGTAATACCGTCAAAGATTGCTAATGATTTTGTAAAAAAACATCATTACAGCGGCAAGGTAGTGCCAAACAGTACACTGCATTTTGGTTGTTTTTTAGATGGAAAAATGCATGGTGTTATGTCCTATGGATGCAGTATGCAAAAAAGTAGTATTATAGGCTTAGTTCAGCCGTGCCTTTGGAATGAAATGTTAGAACTTAATAGAATGGCTTTTGATGAATATTTGCCAAAGTATTCAGAAAGTAGATGTATTGCAATAAGTATAAAATTATTAAAGAAAAACGCACCGCATATAAAATGGATAATATCTTATGCAGATGGTTGCCAATGTGGTGATGGCACAATTTACAGAGCAAGCGGATTTTTTTTGACAGGTATAAAGATAAATACTACAATGCTATTAATGCCAAACGGTAAAATAATGGCAGATAAAACATTAAATAATTCAAATTATAAAGTAATAGGGCAAAGCGCAGGTTATTGGAAGAAAAACGGAGCAAAGCCTATAGATGGGAAACAATTACGCTACATCTATTTAATAGATAAAACCTGTAAAATAACAGTGCCAATACTACCATTTAGCAAAATAGATGAAATGGGGGCAGGAATGTATAAGGGTAAAAAAATAACATTAGCCGAAAGGCAATCAAAAAGCGCAGGAAGTGTTACGGTAGCACAGCAGGCATCCAGCTTGCAGGAGGGGTTCAATTCCACCCCTGCGCTCAATTAAACAAATGAAACAACCTAAACAAATAAACAAGACAACAATATCGGATGCTCAGTTAAATGCTGAGCTAAAGTTGTTATTTGAGGGTGGTAATACGGATAAGGGGAAGTGTTTGGAAGTTTTGGGAAGTAAATACAAAATACAAGTTCAAAGGTTTTACAAAAAGTTTAATGAAGCTCATTTGGAGTGGCAAGAAGCAAAGGCAAAGGCAACCAATGAAGCTATACAAGCAAATGCAACTGCTGCCGTAAATTCGGCTTATATGAGTGCACAACAACGCAGGGATTTATTGAGCCAAATGGCAAACGGTGAAATAAAGGTAAAAATACCTTTTGTTATTGGCGGTAAGATAATGGAATACCCAAGTGAGGCTTCGTTAATGGAACGAAAAGCTGCTATTGCCGAACTAAACAAAATGGACGGCGATTACGCTCCTACTAAAACGGCGCTTACCAATGTTGACGGAAAGGATATAGACTTATCGAAAGTTCCAGTAATATTCAAATAAAAATATGCCGAGTGAAATAATTATTGAAGATTGCGCAAATTTTAAACAACTCTACAATTTACCTAAAGATATAAATGTAATAGTTTGCATAGGTGGCCGTGGTGGCCGTAAAACTTATGAGGTATCAAAATTTATTGCAAAATCTGCAGCTGTAGATAAAAAACGCTGTGTTATTTTACGTGATGAAAAAGCACTCATAAAAGAATCAATCTTAAATGATATATTGGCCCGTTATGATGCAGCAAACGAATATGGGCACCTATCTATAACTTGCGACAGAATGGAAACAGGTATAAAAGATAAGAAAACAGGCGAAATGCTTGTTTTTACAAAAGGTTTTAGGGCAAGCGATGGGCAAAAAAAAGCAAATTTAAAAGGATCTTCAAATATAGATATAGCAGTGATTGAAGAAGCAGAGGATATTCGTGATGTAGATAAGTTCAATACATTCCATGATTCATTACGTAAACAGGGATCAATAATAATAATAATTTTAAATACGCCTGATATTAACCACTGGATTATTAAAAGATATTTTAATTGTTTACAAGCAAAAGATGATGTAGGCAATATATTAGATGGGTATTTTGAAATAGTGCCAAAAGAAATTAAAGGTTTCTTGTGTATTAAAACAGGTTATGAAAATAATCCCTTTTTACCTGAGCATACAGTTGAACAATATAAAGGTTACGGCAATCCGGATAGCCACTTATATAATCTATTTTATTATTACACGGCAATTAAAGGATATGCATCTACAGGTAGGAGAGGGCAAATACTAACCAAAGTTAAGCCAATTAAGTTAGCAGATTATATGGCATTGCCTTTTAAAGAAACATACGGACAGGATTTTGGCACATCTTCGCCTGCAGCATTTGTAGGAGTAAAATTTGATGGAAATAATTCTTATTGTAGGTTGATAAATTATAAATCAATGGAGGTATTATCTATTGGTAAATTATATGCAACTTTGCAATTAAATAAACAAGACCATATTATTGCAGATAGTGCTGAACCTGCAACAATAAGTAGGTTAAGTAGTGGATGGAAAGCTGATGAACTAGATACAGCAACATCTATTCAGTATCCTTTTTTACTTAAAGGTTTTTTTATTGAAGGTGCAGAAAAAGGGCCAGGATCAAATAAAACAGGAATTTCTTTAATGCAATCATTAAATTTGTTTGCGGTTGAAGAAAATACTGAACTTTGGGCAGAAATTTATAACTGGATTTGGGCAGTAGATAAGAATGGAAATGCGACAGATGAGCCACTAGATGACTGGAATCATGCAATAGATGCATGGCGATATGTAATAGCAAAACGGAAAGGACAACCTAAAAAACTACCTTCTGGTTACTTTAGATAATTATGGATAGAAAATTTTTATTAAAAATTGGAAGGTATGTTGTTAAAAAATACCCTGAAATTGTAAATGAAATTTCAGAAAGTAAACAGCACGATTTGCAAAAAATACTTCCATATCTATTGATGTATATAGAATTTAATGGGACTAAAAATTTATTATGTATAGATAGAAAAATATTTGTAACAGCCATGTTTAATATTTATGAAAACCAATATAAGTTTAAAAAAACAATATCTAACATACTGAGTGTAGCACCACCAACTATATCTGCAATAATAAAAGAATGCACTTTTAGATATAAAAAAGATGAAGATTTTTATAAAAATGTAAATAACTTTGAAATATATTTAAAAAATAAAGAAAATGCTACTATCCGAAGTAATTGATTTGGTTAATAATGGAGAAATTGACAAATTGAAGTCAGTTGCTCAAATTAGTAAATATGCTTTTTTTATTTCAGACTCATTTGATGCAAATGGTAATAAAAATAAAGAAGTAAATACACTAAATGATTTAAAGCAATATTACCCAAAGCAGCATAACGTCCACGATAAAACAAAGAGAAAAGATAAAGTTATTAAGGGCGAAACAGATAGAGATAATGCTGTAGTTAATATTGCAAGATTATCAATACCTGAGCAACAGAAAATAGTATTGATGGCCGCAGCATTTTTAGGAGTTCCAAAATTAGAAGCAACGCCAAGTACAGATATTGAAACATCTTTATTTTCGATTATAAATAAAATATCGTGCGATAATAAAATTGAATATAAGTTTAAGGAAATAATGAGGTTAACAATGAGCGAGCGTGAATGTGCAGAAATATGGTATAGCACCGATGCAGAAAATGGGCATTGGGATGGAACAGATCTTGAAGGCAGTAAAGTACAGCTAAAATGTAAGGTAGTAAGCCCTTCAAAAGGGGATACTCTTTTTCCAATATATGACAACCTTGGTGATATGATTGCATTTGCAAGGCATTATGAAACTATTACATCCTTACCTGATAATGTGAATTTAGCAATTGAAAAAAGAAGCCATTTTGATATTTATACAAAAGATGAGTTCTTTTTTATGATTAAAGAAAACAAAGAAATAGTTTGGAAATATTTACAACGTGATTTAAAAACATATTCTATAGAAAAAAATTCATTTAAAAACATCGTTGGAAAGATACCTGTCGCATACTATATGCAGCCTGCTACAGAGTGGCACGATGTGCAAGAAATGATTGAGCGTTTAGAAACTAAGATAAGCAACCATGCAGATACGAATGATTATTTTGATAGCCCTATTGTTTTTGCAGAAGGTGAAATAGATGGGTTCTCAAATAAAGGAGAACAGGGAAAAGTTTTGCAAGGAAAATCTGGCGCAAAAGTTTCTTATTTAACATGGAATAATGCACCAGAAAGTATGAAAATGGAAATAGAAAATTTGCGAAAGTTCATTTCTATTTACACGCATACTCCAGACTATTCATTTGATAATGTTAAAGGTTTAGGAACTGTTTCTGGTGTGGCCCTAAAAATGCTTTTTATGGATGCGCATTTAAAGGCATCTTCTAAAGAAGAAATTTTTGGTCAGTCAGTACAAAGAAGGATAAATTATTTAAAATATGCTGTTATTG